GCCCGGCAGAAGCTCGAGGCGCGGATCCGAGAAATCGAGCTCATCATCGGCGCTCAGCCGTCCATCGCGGACCTCACGGCTCAGCGCGTTGATGCCGCAATGAAGTTCGCGGAGACCGGGGTCGCGCAGGTCCCGCTCAATGACATCGGCTCGCTTCGCGATGAGCACATGCACCTGCGCTCGCAAGCCGAGTCGGTCGACCGCGCCATCGCCGATCAAAGTGCGGTGCTCGACGCGACAGAACGCCGCCTCACGGGCGAGTGCTTCGCGGCGAATCGCGACAGGCACGACGAGATCCTGCGCCGCTACGTCGCGAAACTGCGCGAGCTCGACGCTGTCGTCGCGGAGGAAGAGGTGTTCATCACTTCGATGCATGCGCGCGGCTACGACGTGAGTCCGCCGGTGCGCGCAACGTGGCCAGTCCTCGGCACGCTGCTCGACCCGACTTCGATGATCGCAGCGCGCGTGCGCGAGCTGCGTGTATACGACAACGCAGCTTGAGGAGGACGCATGGAAACGCAACGACAACTCGAGGAACGACTGCACTTCTTCGCCCGCACCGCTCGTGCCGCGCGCGCCGCCATGGGCAGCAAGCCGAAGTCGCATCAGCAGCGCGAGTACGACGACGCGCTCGACCAGATCGAACGTGCAGAGGCCGAGCTCGGCATTCGGGCGAGTGAGCGCGACGATCTGGCCCGCGTCAGCTCGAGGGAGGTGGTCGCAGTCGCCCGGCTCCAGCAGCGCCTCGAATTCGAGATGATGGTGCGTCACGGCGCGCGCAACACGCTTTCGACCGGCACGGGGTCCCAGGGCGGCTACTCGGTGCCGGCGCTGGTGATCGGGGACATCATCGACGCGCTCAAGCTGACGTCGCCAGTGCGGTCGGTCGCGTCACAGTACATGACCAGCACGGGCGCGCCGGGGAACATTCCCACGAGCGATGGCACCTCGGAAGTCGGCGAGCAGCTCGCCGAGAACGCCACGGCCACGGGCGCCGATCCGGTCTTTGGCACCGCACCGATTCCGACTTACAAGACGAGCTCGAAGGTCGTCGCTGTGCCGCTCGAGCTGCTACAGGACTCCGCCACCGACATCGACGCATTCGTCGTGCAGCGCCTGGCCGATCGCGTCGCGCGCAGCCAGAACGCCAAGTTCACGACTGGATCGGGCACCGCCGAGCCCACCGGCATCGTCACCGCGGCCACGTCAGGCAAGGTAGGTCTTACAGGCCAAACGACGACGATCATCTACGACGACCTGGTCGACCTGTCTGAGTCGGTCGACGTCGCGAACGGCAAGGGCTGGATGATGAGCCAGACCCTGCGGAAGGTGGTTCGCAAGATCAAGGACTCGTCGGGGCTGCCGGTCTGGGTGCCCGGCATCGGCGGCGCGCCGGCCGAGCTGCTGGGCTATCCGGTGACGGTGAATAACGACATGGCAGCACCCGGCGCGAACGCGAAGACGCTCCTGTTCGGCAATTTCTCCCGCTACTTCGTCCGCGATGTGCGGAGCGTGCTGCTGTTCCGCTTCGCTGATTCCGCGTACCTCAAGCAAGGACAGGTCGGCTTCCTGATGTTCGCTCGCGCGGGCGGCAACCTGACCGACCTCAACTCGGTCAAGTACTACGCCCACAGCGCAACCTGAACACGCGCCGCGCAGGCGCTTGGACGGTGCGACGGTGAGAGCCGACCCAGACCCCGCACCGAGCCGCCACCGGCGGCGCTCATTTCCCATGGGCACGGCACCCGGCCGCACGCGGCGACGCGCCTCGGGCGCCCGAGAGGGCAGCGACGGCGCAACGGACACGGAGACTCAGATGATCGAAGGATGGCAAGAAACGATCGACGCTGGACAGTCCGAGATGACTGCAGATGTCGGCGGCGCTGACTACCCGCGCATCGCGCACGCAGGCGACCACGCGTGCGGCGATTGCGCGGTACAGCCCGGCCAACTGCATGTCACACGCTGCATGAGCGAGCGGTGCCCAAGGTGCATCACAGGTCAGCGCTATGGCTGCGCTTGCTTCATGACGGACCCGCAACTGGCACGGGTGCACTGATCATGGGCAGCACCGGCATCAAGATGCTCAAGCCTGGAGTGCGCACGCTCGACACCAGCACAGCGAAGACGCTGACTACCCGCACCGTGCGGATCGCAGGGAAGGCGCGGCAGATCATCAGCCGCCGAATCATGGCGCGAGCCAGCGGCCTGTGCGAGTGCGACGAATGCAAGCTGCTGCCGGTGCCGCGCCTGGCGCACGAGGTCGACCACGTCGTGCCGCTCTGGGAGGGCGGCGCCGAGTCAGATGCCAATCGCCAGGCGCTGAACTCCGAATGCCACGCCAAGAAGACCGAGGCCGAGGCAAGGCGTCGGGGCACGACGCGCTAGAAAGCCCATGGCCGAACTCGGAACGATCAAACGATGCAGCACCCGCCCGGCCTTGCGATCGGCCCGAAACGGGCCCATCGCGGACCGCCGGCGGGCCTCCTCGCGGGCGGGGGGAGGTCAAAAGTCTGCGCGGCCAGCCGGTGACTCCGCTTGTGGGCGCACGCGCAGAAAACATCGTTGCGTATGAATACGCCCCAGTTGTCTAAGTGGAATCAAAGATGACGAGTTCGAACCCGCTGACGCCCCGTGAAACACGGAGATCCGCGCGCTTGAACACCGGCCGAACGGGCGTCGCAACGATTGATTTCTCACGGCGAGCCTTCTCGCCAAACGAAGGTTGAAAGGGGTAGAGATGGCTCAAGGCGACATCGCAGTCAGGGTCGGGGCAGACACGACTGGCCTCCAGGCTGGCATGGTGCAGGCGGCGGTCGTGACCGACGCGCAGATGAAGAAGATCGCCCAGATGGTCAAGGCCGCGAACGATGCGACTGCCAATCTCGGGCGGACCTGCCAGAAGGCGGCGAACGACACCGCTTCGGCCTACTCGACGATCGCCGAAGGCGCGAAGAAGGTCGAAGGGGCTCACGCAGGCGTGAACCGCGAACTCCTGGTCCTAGCGCACGAGATGAGCCAGGGCAACTATTCGAAATTCGGTGGTTCCCTGCTGGTCCTGGCAGAGCGGACCAACTTCCTGTCATTCGCGTTAAGTGGGACCGGGATTCTCGTGTCGGCGTTGGGTGCAGCCGTGCTGGGGACTGCGAGCCTCGTAGCGATGGGCGCAATCGAGGCTGACAGGTTCTCTAAGGCATTGCAGCTGACCGGGAACTTCGCAGCGGTGACGGAGGACCAGATCCGTGGGTTAGCCGAGGCTCAGGCGAGACTGACCGGTCAGACCGTTGGAGCGGCACGGGACGCAATTCAGGGGATCGCGGCCACTGGCCTGTTCGGACCTTCCGAGCTTGCCGTTGCGGCTCGTGCAATGGGCGACTATCAGCGCCTGACGCACACCACCGCCGAGGAGGCGTTGAAGAATTTTGCGTCGATCAAAGATGGCGTGACGAAGTGGGCCGAGGAGCAGAACAAGTCAGTTCACTTCCTGACGGCGGCGGAGTTCGACCACATCAAATCGCTAGAGGAGTCAGGGCAGAAGCAGGCCGCCGCTGTTGAGGCCCTGAGGGAGTACGCACAGACAATCGAGAGTCGCGCGGCCCCTCAACTCGGCGCACTCTCGGGCGCCTTCCGTGACGCTGGGCAGTCGGCGAGCTTCTTTTCTGAGGCGATGAAGAACATCGGTCGCGGTGCAACCAGCGACGGCGCCATCGCGGGGATTCAGCGCGACATTGAGCTGCTCCAGTCGCGCCGTGAGATGCCGGGCTCAAATGACCGCTTCCGGTCCGCCGTCGACTCGCACATTGCGCAGCTCGAGGAGGCTCAGCGGCAGATCAGGCAGGAGACGTTCCGCAGTTCGGAGTTCTCCAACCAGGCAAGCGCAAACGCCGCTGCCCAGCAAGCCGCCATCGAGGCCGACAAGTACATTGACGGTGTCCTGAAGGGGGCCAAGGCCCTCTCTCAACGCACCGAAGAACTGAGAAAGTGGGACGCGGCCGTCGCGACGCGCGCTGCGGCCGGTAACCCGCTGGATCAGAAGGACATCGCAGCTGGCCGGGCCGAGATCAACAAGAGGTTCGAGGACCACGGCGCCCTAGCCGCGTCGAATGAGTACGCCAACCTGATGGCAACGGTCAAGGCGTTCAACGATGAAAC